ATGCACAAGAAAATTTAAATGATAAAGAATTAATATTAAATGAATCAAAATATAATTTAATTAGAAAATTCTTTGCAGAATTTATTAATACTAAAAAATATTATGAAAGATGCGTTTGGAGAATTGTTGAACTATCAAAATTACTATCATCATTAGGAATTAAAAATTATATAATAAATGAAATTGAATGGCCACAATATTTAAATAAGCCAAATAATTTGGTAGAAATGCATAATGATGGTTTAATTGGTTATCTTTATAACAATAAACGAACAATAACAAATGCTACCAATGGTGAGATAGATGATATGCATCCTAGCTATGAAGGGCACGATGATATATCCAATTATATTATAAATTTTATAAAAAATGAAACTATTAATATACACAACGCATAGAACTGGTTCTACATCGTTGGCACAATTATTGATGACACATTACAATTGTGATTACCAACGAGAAGGTTTTTATAAAAATAAAAATTTTATAAAAACACTAAATCGTATTGAGAATATTATAATAAAATTAACTCCATCCGAAGTTAATTATGATTTGGTTAGAAGTAATTTTGATAAGTGTATAGTTCTTATTAGAGATAATATAAAAGAGCAGGCTGAAAGTAGATTATATGCAGAACATATTAAAAAACATTTTACACCATATACAATAGATGATTCATTTTTAAAAGATAATGTGTACGAATTAAATCGCATGGAACAAATAATAAAAACGGAAAATGAAATATTAAGTAAATGCGAAAATTGCTTACATATAACATATGAAGATTTATATTATAATGATGGTTTAAAAAGAATAGAAGAATACCTAAATACATCTATAATTTTAAAATTAGATAATTCCAAAAAATATAGAAACGGAAAAAAAAATATAATGTAGTTATGAAAATATTATTATATACGGGGTATAGAACAGGCTCTCGTTCTTTAGGCGATTGGTTAAGTCAGGAATTAGATATAGAATATCATCACGAACCATTTAATACGCATAACCCTAAAAATTTAGAAAAATATGCTAATTTTAATTTAGATAAAATAAAAAATTGTATTGTAAAAATATCTCCACATGATAATTTTGATTTTGTTGATATCGTAAATAAGTTTGATAAAACCATTATATTATATAGAAATAATATAAGAGAACAATCTGAAAGTTTTATTTGGTCTAAACATAAAAAAATATACCATCATCACTATGCCGGAGAAAAATTTATTTATGCATATTATACAATAGATGAAAATTTTTTAAAAGAACATTCCATTGAAATAGATAATGAAGTGGATAGATTAAAAATAGAAAACGAATATTTTGCTTCATTAAACACTGGATTATTATTAAGTTATGAGGATTTATATTTTTCAGAAGTTGGTCTGAGTAAAATGGAAAAATATTTGGATATAAAATTTAAAACAAAATTAAATCCAATAAATAAATTACGAAATGGATTTGTCAAAAAATCAATAACATAATTTGGTATTATGACAAATTTTTCATATATTTGTTACTATGATAGTTGTACCCGAAACACCAATAACAGATGTAAGTTTTACTAAATGGAATCCTTGCATCAAAATAGAAATGAAAGATGAATCACTTGATGAGGTTTTTCATTACTACATCATTCCACTAATAGATGTAACGCAAGAAGAATTAGAAAACAACATAGAAACCATACCTTCATTATGGTCATCCGAATCTACGGAGTTTGAATCGGAGGAGGGAATTACCCTTTACACAATGCGTTTATTTGATGAAGATATGCCAGAATTGACTACAGAAGAGGAAGTTGAGATACTTTATAAAATTTTAACAAAAAAAGACCTGTATTAATTTGGAAATTTGAAAAAATTTTTGTATATTTGAGGTATCTTTTTATAGTATAGTACTTGACAGCACTAGAAAAGCTTAGAAAAATAATAATAAAACTTAAATCAAAGAAAATGAAACAAAAGACAGAAAAAGAACTGAAAGATAATTACGAGAGATTTATTGCCATAGTCAAAAAATATTTTAAAGGTGATAGATTGGAGAAACTTCTTTTAATGTATTCAGAAGAAGAATTAGGAGTTAATTTAGCAATTTCACCTGCAAGTGGTAATGTTGGTTATCATAATTGTTATACAGGTGGATACATAGACCATATTTTTAATGTTTGTAAGAATGCAATTAAAGTTAAAGAATTATTTATTCAGTTAGGCGGTAAACCTGATTTTACTGATGAAGAATTAATATTTTGTGCATTGCATCACGATTTAGGTAAATTAGGAACTAAGGGCAAACCATTCTATATACTAAATCCTTCAGATTGGCATGTTAAGAATCAAGGTAAATTGTTTACATCAAATGATGAATTAGATTTTATGACTCATACCGATAGAACTATGTTCACATTACAACACTATGGTATTTCAGTTACAGAGAAAGAATACTTTGGTATGAAACTTACCGATGGTTTATATGATGAAGATAATACTAAATACTTAAAAGTATATGATGCCAAAAAAGCAATCAAATCTAATTTGCCGCATTTAATGCATTGGGCTGACCATATGAGCACAGTAATCGAATCACAAGATAATAATATTTAATGACAAATTGTCAAATTTGTTATAGAGTTAGTGTAAATTTGTCATAACTTTGTAACAAAGTGAGGGTTGGTATAGAATTTGAACTATATTAATTCAATTTATTTTAAAACAAAAACATTTATATTATGAGCACATCAAATTTACAAAGTTTATTTGACTTATTTGAAACCCAATTACCATCGTATTATTCTACGCATCAATCTCAATTAGCCGAACCTAATTATTTGGCAAAGAAGTTAGAAGATGGTAAGCAAGAATTAACATTAAGCGTTTTAGGACACGATGTTAAAAATATTAAATTAGAAGTTACAGATGAAAAAGTAACAATTAAAGCAAAAAAAGAAGAAGGTACTTCCCCATTAGTTGAAGATATCGATATCACATTTAGTGTAGGTAAAGATTACGATGGAACTAAAACGGAAGCTAAATTTTCTAATGGGTTACTTATATTAACAATTGATAAGAAGGAAGAGAGAAAGAGTAAATCTATCTCAATTAAAGTTGGTTAATTCAATTTTTTTTCGTACCTTTAATGGGTAGAGCAATTACGTTCTACCCATTTTTTTATTTATAAACTATTTATTAGTATGATTTACAACGAACAAATACAAAACTTATTAGAATCCATTGATGGTAAATTAAGGATTTTACAAAACGGAATTTCAGGTGCACAACATTTATCACCTGCTGAAGCTCATAATACTTTAGAATCTTGCAGGAAGATTTTAGAAAGAGTTGCAGAGCTAAGTAGAATAAATAGATAATATGAATTGGCTTAAATTTTTAGTCGGATTATCTGCACTAATTATTGCCGGATGTGCAGCATACTTCTCCGTAACCGGTTTGGGTGTTCTTTTCGCAGGAGCATCGGTATCGGTTATGGTAATGGCTAGCTCTTTAGAGTTTGCTAAATTAGTTGCTGCAACATATTTGAAACAAAAATGGGATGAAATAACCGGATTTACTAAGTGGTATCTTACATTGGCTGTTGCAGTATTAATGTTAATCACTTCAGCGGGTATATTTGGATACCTTTCTAACGCCTTTCAGGCACAATCACTTCAATTACAACAGGTAGATAGAGAAATTTTGGTTCATCAAACAAAAATTGACCAAAATACTGCTCAAATTACTCAACTTTCTACTCAAATTACGGAATTTAACACTAATCAGGGTAAAATTTTAGATGGTGGTAAGGTAAATTCTCGTCTTATTCGTTCAATAGATAACAGAGATAAGCAAATTGCCAAAATTAACGATAAAATTTCCGATTTGCAAACCCAAAATGCCGGCGAAACTGAAAAAATTAACGAAATTAAGATAAAAAACTTAGATTTAGAGAAAGAGGTTGGTGGATTTCGATTTGTTGCCGAAGCATTTGGTATGGAATTGAAAAATGTTGTAAAATTCTTCATATTTTTGATTGTAATAGTATTTGACCCGTTAGCAGTAGCTTTAATTATCGCATTTAATGGATTAATTGAAACTAAAAAGCAAAAGCAAAGAAGGTTGTTAGGTGAAATGATGGAAAATGACCAAAAATTGGGTTTATATGAGGTTTATGGTGATACTAAAGAAGATATAGTGGAAAATAATTTACAAAATATCGAAGATAGTGGAAAAAATTTACCAATTGAAGAAGAAAGTGAAATTATAGTAGAAAATATTCCACAAGAAGAAGAAAATGAAGAGAATACCGCAAAATTACAATGGGAAGAATGGATGCATCCAGAATTTCCTTGGTCTAAGAAGAATTTATGGATAAATAATCCAAAAGCGGTACAATATTGGATTAATACAAAAAAAGGTTCTTTAAAAGAACTATCTAAAATCAGAACAGAATTGGATAATACAAAAACTTATTAAAAAGTTTGGTATTGTAAAATAAATTTCTTATATTTGGGTTATGAATATAGGATATGCATGTATTAATATGACGATGGGTAAGAAAATTACCACAAATCGTACAATGGTGAAGAAAACATTCAATGCCAAAGGCTTGGATTACGTTTCGGAGTTGGCATTACTTAATGCTAAAGATATTATAAAAATCTTAGAGTGGAATCGAATGAATGGGATTAATTTATTCCGTTTATCATCTGCTCTTATTCCTTGGGGTGATAATATTGATATTACTCAATTAAAAGATTACAAAGAGATTAAGAATGAATTGAAGAAAGCAGGCGATTACGCTAAATTTTGGAATATGCGTATTAACTCACATCCCGGCCCATTTAATGTATTGGTTTCACCTAACGAATCGGTTGTACTCAAAACTATCGCTGATTTAGAATTACATGGTAAAGTATTCGATATGATGGGGTTATCTAAAACTACATACAATAACATTAATATTCATTGTAATGGTGTTTACGGAGATAAAAAATCTGCATTAGATAGATTCATCAAAAACTTCCAAAGACTCTCTAAATCGGTTCAAAAACGACTTACAATTGAGAATGATGATAAAGCATCTATGTATTCAGTTAAAGATTTAATGTATGTGCATAATGCAATTGGAATTCCTATTGTATTTGATTATCACCACCATCAATTTTGTACAGGCGATTTATCAGAAGAGCAAGCACTTAAACTTGCGGCAACAACTTGGCCTAAAGGAATTAAGCAAGAAGTTCACTATTCCGAATCAAAAGCATTACATGAAAACAACCCAAAAGAAAAACCACAAGCACATTCCTATCTTATTAATGCCCTCCCCAATACATACGGCTTGGACTTGGACGTTATGGTTGAGGCAAAAGGAAAAGAATTAGCTATATTACCATATTTAAAAAAAAGTAAATGAGAAAATACGCAATGTACATCGGAAGATGGCAGAATTGGCATAAAGGACATGAATGGTTGATTAACCAACAATTAGAAAAAGGAAAAAACGTTTGGGTAGCAATTAGAGATGTTCCCGAAGATGAGAATAACCCAAAATCTGCATACAAAGTTATGCTCGATTTAATGGAAGAACCGTTCTTTCAAAAAAATATAGATAAAATTTTAATTAGTATTATTCCTGATATTGAATCAGTAAATTATGGTAGAGGTGTAGGATATGATGTAATTTATCACGAACCACCAACCGATGTAGCCGCAATTAGTGGTACAGCTATAAGAACGGGGCATATGATGCCGGATGGCACTATTACTTATGATTCAAACAAAGGATAATGATAGTAGAACGTAAGAGACATATAGCTAAAACCATATCGTATCGTATTGTGAGTACTTTAATTGGATTTTTACTAATGTGGTTAATAAGTGGTTCAATTAAAGTAGGAGCAGCGTTTGGAGTAGCAGAATTGATATACAAGCCCATTCAGTACTATATACACGAACGTATATGGTATAAATGGATTAAATACGGATTAAAAAAATAATATGGAAAATCAAGGAAAAAGACCAGAACAAATTAAATTTTCAGAAGATGTATCATTCTATTCAATTATAGGATTAGTGATAACATTATTAATTACAATACTAATAAAATAAAAAATGAAACTAATTGTTGACAAACAAAGAAATGGGTTGACAAATCCGGAGTTTATTAAACATTTAAAAAATCCGGTAGCAAAATCGGAATTAACTCAATTTGAAGCAGATGTATTAAAAGATACATTATTTGCAGCTTTAAAAGGATTGGGTGGGATTGGGTTATCAGCTAATCAAATTGGACTTAATAAACGAGCTTGTGTTATTAAATTTAATGATATTGAACTTTTTTTATTAAACCCTGTTATTACAGAACGTTCTAATGATGGATTTCTTTTTTATGAAGGATGTTTATCAATCGCATCAACTGAAAAAAAACCAATAAGAACAATTCGTGCTAATTATGTTGTAGTACAAACTGATAATTTAGGCGAATTACGTTTTGAAATAAACCCAGAAAAAGATAGAGAAGGTGATAGAGTATCTGATGATACTATGAAAACAGTAGTTGTTCAACATGAAATAGACCATTTGGATGGTATCACCATTAAAGAAAGAGTATATTCTACTACTGTTGTTAAAAAGCAAGATTATGGTAGAAATGAAAAAGTTGTAATGAAATCGCCTGATGGAGAACTCATTGAAGTTAAGGTAAAAAAAGCAAACAATTATTTTTTACAAGGATATGAAATAGTATAATATGGAATTAATATTAATAATCTTAGTCGTATTTTTAGCAGCAGCTGGATATACTATATGGAATCTTCTTAATAAATTAGAAAAATATGAAGATGCTATTGACCAAAATGAACAATTTTTAGAAAAAGAATTACAAAGAAACGAAGCATTACTGGAAGCATTAAGAGAAATAGATTCTCGTGAAATGTTTGAGAAGGATGATGAAGTAGGTTCTATATTTTATCAAATAAAGGAAACTATCGAAAAATTCAAACAATTTAACCAAAATGCCTAGAAAAAGAGTACCTAGAATGTACTTCACAAAAGATACGGAAGATGCTATCATAGAATATAATAAAAGTGAAGACCAAAACATAAAAAACAAACTATATAGAGATAGAATTCAGCATTCATTTGATAAGTTAGCAGAAATTGTTTATAACAAATGGAAGTTTAGTTATTTTGATGATGACCCACAAGATGTAATGGCGGAAGTTGTTGCATTTATGGTTGAAAAAATACATATGTACCAAGAAGGTAAGGGAAAAGCATTCTCTTACTTTACTATTGTTGCAAGAAATTATCTTATCTTAAATAATAATTCAAACTACAAACGATATAAAGATACCGATGTAATGTCATCTTTACCCGATAATTGGGATACTGAAAATAATTGGGCAGAAGAAGTTCGTAATGAAGAACATAGAACTTTCAATAATAGGATGTTAGCATATTGGGATACCCATTTAGAAAATTTCTTTCCAAAGAAAAGAGATATGCAAATTGCAGATGCTGTTTTAGAATTATTCCGTAGAGCAAATTATATAGAAAGTTTCAATAAAAAATCCCTTTATCTACTTATTAGAGAAATGACAGGTCACCCAACCCATTATATTACCAAAGTTGTTAATAAAATGAAAGAAAAACAAATGGCACTTTATAATGAGTTTGATAGAGAGGGCGATATAAAAATTTAATATTATGGTTTTATTAGGTATTTCCGCATTTTATCACGATTCTGCGGTTTGTTTATTTGAAGATGGAAAAGTAATAGCAGCGATAGAAGAAGAAAAATTATCCGGCATTAAGCACGATAATTCTTTTCCAATTAAAGCAATTAAATGGGTTTTACAATATTCAAAAAAAAGTATATCAGATATTGATACGATATGTTGGTATGAGGACCCACAATTAAAATTCGATAGAGTAAAAAATACATTAGGTAAACGTTGGTGGAAAAATCGTAAGACTTGGAAAAAATTCAAAAAAGAGTTTGATAATACTGAAGGTAATTTAACAACATATTTGGCTAAAAAATTAAACTTTACTGGCAAATTAGAATATGTAAAACATCACAATTCACATTTAGCATTTTCATATTATACATCACCATTTAATGATGCGGTTGGTATATCAATTGATGGTGTTGGTGAATGGGAAACCGCATTGGCTGTAAAATGTAAAGATAATACTTTTGAAGAAATTAATTCTATGAAATTTCCAAACTCATTGGGATTAGTTTATTCAACTATTACTGCGTATTTAGGATTCAAACCAAATAATGGTGAATATAAAGTAATGGGATTAGCACCATATGGTGATGCATCAAAATATAAACACATATTCGATAAAATATTCAGATTTGATAAAAATGGATTTATAGAAATAAATCAAAAATATTTTACTTGGCAATACTCCAATACAGATATGTACACATATGATTTGGTTAAACTAATTGGTATAGAACCAAGAGAACCTGAATCAAATATAGAGCAACATCATATGGATATAGCAGCAGCTTTACAAAAGTGGTATGAGAGCTGTTTTTATTTTTTTGTAAATAATTGTATGCAACAATCCGATTCTTCCAATTTAGTATTAGGAGGTGGTTCTGCTTATAACGGAACTGCTAATGGTAAATTACAAAAACATACATCGATTAAAGATTTATGGATTCCATTTGCACCATCCGATGCCGGTTCTGCTATTGGTGCTTGTTTATATTATTGGCATAATATATTAGATAATCCAAAAGTAATTGATGGTGATAATATTTCACCATATTTGGGACCACAATGGACTAGAGATGAAATAGTTAATATCTTATCAAAAGCAAAATCCGAACACAATGAATTGGATGTTAAAATTTATAATGATAAAACCAAACTATTAACTAAAGTTTCTAAATTAATAAATGATGGTAATATAATTGGTTGGTTTCAAGGTAGAACTGAATTTGGTGCAAGAGCATTGGGCAATCGTTCTATTTTAGCAAATCCACATTTGCCGGATGTTAGAGATAGAATTAATAGGGTTGTTAAAAAGAGAGAAATGTTTAGACCATTTGCTCCATCGGTAACTTTTGAAGATTATGAAACATATTTTTCTTCCGAAAGTGAAGTTCCATATATGAATCAAGTAGTTAAAGTAACAAACTACAAATCAATACCATCTGTAACGCATGTCGATGGTTCTGCTAGAATTCAGACTGTTAAACGAGAAATGAATCCATTATATTATGATTTATTAAAACACTTTGAAAAAGTATCAGGAACACCAATACTTTTAAATACTTCATTCAATTTAAGAGGACATACAATGACAAATGACCCACAAAAGGCAATTTGGACATTTTTAAATTGTGATATGGATTATTTAGTAATTGGTAATTTTATAATTAGTAAGAAATGAAATTATACGCATACGGAGATAGTTGGACAGAAGGACAAGGTTGTAGGTTAGAGGATGAATCTAATTTAAAAGATAGAATTATTCTAAAGGATTTTAGAAACAAACATTCTTGGCCAATCAAATTAGCTAATAAATTAAATTGTGACCACGAAAACAATGGTTGGAGTGGTAAAGCAAATAACTTAATATTCAATGAAGTTATTAACGATTTAAGAAATGGAAAAATACATAAAGGTGATTTAGTAGTAATTATGTGGAGTTCTTCTCTAAGAGACCATGTACATTTTTTACCAAAAGGAGAATGGATTAGTTGGTCTATAAAAGAGCTTACATTATTACCACATAAATTTTTTGAATCATATAAATTTGGCGATGATAAATACAACTCCTTTTTAGAAGATTATAAACGATTCTTTTTAGAGAATATGTTTAACCAAAATTATTATAATATTATAAATCAGAATTATATCGTTTTTTTACAAAAAATGTTAGAGAGTTATGGTGTAAAATGTGTAATGTTAGATGCGTTTGATATGATGGTGCAGGATTTAAATAAAGAAGATGATATAACTCATCTGATAAATAAAAATAACTATTGGGGATTCGGAAAGCAAACAATTAGAGATTACTTAGTAAAAGTATCAGATGAATCGGCTTGGGAATACCCACATCCATTTGAAGAAATACCATCTAAACATCCAAATGAAAACGGATATAATCTAATAAGTGAAGAACTTTATAATTATATAGTAAAGAATAACATAATTTAATATGGGAGCAGAATTTCAATTATTCGATGGTAAAAACCTATCATCGTTATTTAAAGATATATACGAAAACCAACAAAACAAAAAGAAGAACATTTCAGAAATGATTGAATCACTTCGTAAGTTAATTAAGAATGTTGGCGAAGCAACTGTACTTGCACCAATCATTAGAGATTTAATAGATACATCGGTTAAGAATGATGACCATTTAATTAAACTTGCAACGATTGCACAAAGATTAGCAGCAGCTGAAGCTAAAGGTATTGGTGAAGATGGTTGGTTAAGTGAGCACGAAAAAACTCAATTACTTACTGAATTGGAAGATACAGTTAATGAGTTAGATAAAAAGAATGAAGAAAAGTTGGTTGATATTCAAATAGAATTGGATGATATTAAATCAAAAATATAATGGCAAGTATTGAATCATATTTAGCAACAGTAAATAAAGTATTTCTTATAGATATGGATTTAAACCCATATGAAACGGGAGAAGAGGCTGATTATGTTTCTGTATATAATAAAAATAAAGATTTTTCAGATAAAGACGCTAGATTATATGGTGCTATAACTTACATATATCCCGAAATGACAACTGAATATTATGCCTATCCATTTGATAAGAATAATTTTACAATGCCAATTAAAGGAGAAACTGTAATAATATTAGAAATAGATAAAAATAATATATTTTGGTTACCATATTCTATAACTCCATATTCCAATTATAGAAGGGATTATGTTACATATACTGATTTAAATCCAACAGATAACTCTAAGCCAGAATCTACAAATGAAGGTGGTAAATCACTTAGAGAAACCAAAGATTCGGGTGGACAAACAAACTCTACAAACAAAAAGAATTCTACCGATGATTATAAAGTAAATGAAAAAATTAAATTCTTAAAACCAAAACAAGGTGACACTATTATAAGTGGTAGAGTTGGTAATACTATTCGTTTTAGTGAGTTCTTTTTAACTGAAGATGGTAAAACCTCATCATCTGGTATTTTTATTCGTAATAAACAAAACCCGGAATTAGATTCTAAAAAAATCGGAGAATTGGTTGAGGAAGATATTAATAAAGATGGTACATCTATTTACATTACATCTAACAAAATAAAAGTTCCATTTAAAGAAGAGGTAAAAAAAGAAAAGAAAGGATTTAAGGATTATCCGAATTCAAAAGATTTAAGTGGGGACCAATTATTTATAAATTCAGATAGAATAGTACTATCAGCTAAAGCAAAAGAATTTATTGTTTTTGGAAAAGGAAATACGGGAATATTAACCGATGGCAATTTTTCAGTTGATGCCGCAAAGGATATTTACCTACATACTGATAAAAATGTAACAATCCATACCGATGGTGCAAATCAAATATTTCTGAATTCGGAAAACGGAAAAGTATATTTGGGTAAAAACAAAGGAGAAGGTGCAGCCGGAGCAGCTGTACAAAAAATGGTATTGGGTGGTGAATTGGTTAAAATATTGGGTGAATTGATAGATGAGATAACAAAGCAAATATATGCTACACCCGTTGGACCTACTGCACCTGGCCCTACTAACGCAGCGGTATTCAAAGCTATAAAAGGAAAGTTAAATACTTTACTATCTGCTAAAAACTTTTTAAGTAAATCATAATGTCTTGGGCACTATTCAAAGTAAACGTTTTAAAATCAATGGTGTCTTTTCAATTTGCAAAAGACCCGGATGGATTTGCTGATTTTTATGCAAATGAATATGATAAATGTATAAGGAGAGGTGGTGATATGTTATATGGGGTACCTGTTATGAACGGAAACGTTACAGGTATGGCTGATGTTATAAAAAGAGCTTTTAAAAAAGGTCAAGATAACGGCGATGAAAACTTTAACATATTACAAGAAATATATCCATCTGCATTCGATGCATATTGGTTAGGAGCTGAAATGGCACCAATACCAAACCCTTTACTAAAGCCAACGGGATGGCAATCGACTCCACCGGCTCCCGGTGCTATTATGAATATCGGACCAAATCCGATAATGTTAGCAACATCTGCCGCATTACACAAAGCGGAAGTAGAAGCTACCAAAGCCTTAGAAGATAAACTAAAAGAAGTTACTATTAATATTCCAAATATTGGGCAGGTAAATGTATATGATACATTGCAAAAAATAATAAACAAAGAACCAACAAATGAAACTATAAAAAATCATCCTGCTATAAAATCTGGAAGAGCTATTATAGAAAGAGCTAAACAGGCTAAAAAGAAAAAACCATCAATAGGCTCTCAATTAAAAAAAGCAATGAAGTTTCCATTTCCAAAATTACCAAAAAAGAAGGAAATAGTGGAGAGCGCTAAAAAGAAACTATTAGAGGCGGCGATAGAACAATTAAAAATACAACTAATAGTTCCAATTGAAGCAACAATATTATTACCAATTATATCGGTTATACAAACTGCCGTTGAATTATCAAATAGTATTCCATCTCCAAAACCAACTCCAACTCAAATTAAAAAATTTGTAAAGGATACAATAAATGGGGTTGTGCCTGATATAGAATTACCGGGTATTAGTATTCCAAAAATACCAACTAAAGAAGAATTGCAAAAAATGATTGATGAAAAGACTCCAACTAAAGAAGAATTGGAAGCAATGGCTTTTGATTTAATAAAGGATAAAATACCACAAATACCAAACGTATTTTTTATACCACCAACAGTAAAATTTAGTTTTCAAACTAATGTAATGATTAACCCATTCGTAAACGTAGCTAAAACGCATTTAATGGGAGCTAGTGGTATAATGTCAGTTATGGCACAATATCCACCACCCGCTCCACCGGCCCCTGCGGTATTAAATTGGAGTGGTTATAAAATCATAGGTTAACGTATTCGTATTAAATTTATTCTTTCAATATTTATTATTAAACATACACACAATTATTATGGATTCAAAATTATTAGTAGGTCTAATTAAAGAGGTTGTTAAAAGTGAAGTTAAACAACAAGTTAAAGAAGAATTAGCTAAATTAATTAAATCTGGTGCGGTTACATTAAACTCACAAAGAAAAACAACATCTCCATCGTTGAGAGAGATGACAGAAGTTGCTCCTACAAATGTTAGAAAGCAACAGACAACTATACAACAAAGACCTCAAATCAAAAAGGAATTTTCAAAAGACCCCATGATTAATGAGATTTTAAATATGACACAACCATTCACATCGGAGCAACGTAAAGAAGGAGCTCAAGCGGTTGGAAGTGTATTAGATATGATTAAGCCCGAATTAAGAGTTGATGAGAGTGAGTGGGAAACTATGGATTTTAGAGATATAGATGTTCCAGCCAGCACCCCAACTTTCGAATCAACGGGTGATGGATTACAAGATGCTACAATAAAAGCATTGACAAGAAATTACGCAGATTTAGTTAAAAGATTTTAATAATGGCAATAGAGCTTGGTAAAGTTAATGTAACGGATTTAGTTGAAAATGACTATAAAGTATTGGGAATTGGTATAAATCAATCTTCCAATAATAATGGTATTTTTTCAACAAACTATACGACTTTAACTCAAGCAAAAAATAATTTAATAAACCTAATTCTTACAAAAAAAGGTGAAAGATTAATGCAACCGGATTTTGGATGTGATGTTTGGAAAATTTTATTTGAACCAATTGATGATAATATAGAAGTTTCAATAGAAAATTCTATAATAAAAGCGGTTTCTATTTGGTTGCCTTATTTAAATATAAATGAAATAATATTTGATTATGATGAAAACGATATAGATACTAATAGAATTGCATTAGATATAAAATTCTCATTAACATCTAATCCAGCATTATCAGAATCAATACAAATAAATGTAGAAAAATAAAATGGCAATAAATCCAATTAAAAAAACATTTGGGACTAAGAGAACATTAAACTATTTGGGAAAGGATTTTGATTCTTTCAAACAAAATTTAATAGATTATACTAAAACTTATTTCCCTAACACATATTCAGATTTTAATGAAGCATCTCCGGGTATGGTATTCATCGAACAAGCAGCTGCTTTGGGTGATGTATTATCATTCTATCAGGATACACAATTAAAAGAATCAATGTTAGCACATGCTACAGAACGTAAAAACGTTTTAGCATTGGCACAATCTATGGGGTATAAACCAAAGGTAACATCTCCAGCTATAACTACATTAAATGTTTATCAATTAATTCCATCAAAGGGAGCACCTAATTATGAACCAAATGAATTATACTATCTTAAAATAAAAGATGGTATGGAAATAGAATCATCTACAAATAACTTAATTACGTTTAGAACAACTGATAGTGTTGATTTTTCAAATCCAACTGATAGAGAAATAGATGTATATGAAAGAGATGCAAATGGCGTACCTTTACAATATTTAATAACAAAAAAAGTAAAAGTTATATCAGCTAGAGAAGTATCTACTCAAATTAATTTTGGAGTATATGAAGAATACCCTACAATTACTTTAAGTGATAGTGATATAATTCAAATAACATCTGTAACATCTGATAATGGTACTATTAAATGGTATGAAGTACCATATTTAGCACAAGAAAGTATTTTTGTAGAAACAGCTAATATTGAAACTAATAATGGTGAATTAAGTCTATCATCATCAACTGTTCCATATATTTTAGAAGTACAAAAAGTACCATATAGATTTTCTGTTAAAGTAAATTCTGATAACACAATGGATTTACAATTTGGAAGCGGTGATACTTCATTGGATGATGGAAAAATATTACCAAATACAAAAAATGTAGGATTGGGATTAGCAAATTCGGTTAATAGATTGAATCAGGGTATTGACCCATCTAATTTTTTAAAAACAAATACATTTGGTGTAGTACCGGTTGGCAAAACATTGGAAGTAAAATACTTAGTAGGCGGCGGTATTAAATCTAATATTAATCAGGGTGATTTAGTTTCTATTCGTAAAATAGAGTTTGAAGAAGATTTATTATCATTTAATTCTAATGCGGAAGTAATCTCATATAACGCTACAAAAGGAACTGTTGCAGTAGAAAATTTAGAATCTGCTGTTGGTGGTAGAGGTTCTGAATCAATTGAAGAAATAAGACAAAATGCTTTAGCAATGTTTGGTTCTCAAAATAGAGCAGTTACCAAACAAGATTATATGGTTAGAGCATTATCTATGTCAGAACGATATGGTAGTGTTGCTAAAGTATATGTATCTCCCGATGGTGAGATTGATAATAATTCACCATCATCTATATTAGCATCGCCAAATAACATAGCAGAGTTTGTAGGAATTGTGGAAGGATTAAAAGATAAGCCAAAGCAAGAAATACAAAAAGAATTAGTTAAATATCTTACACAAAAGAAAACATCAATAGCAGAAGTTAATAACCCATTTGCAATTAATATGTATGTATTAGGATATGATGTTGATAAGAAACTTACTCAAATAAATCAAGCAGTTAAACAAAATCTTAAAACTTATTTAGGTGAATATAGAATGATGACTGATGCTGTTAATATCATAGATGGATTTATTGTAAATATTGGAGTTGATTTTGAAATAATTTCTTATTCAAATTTTAATAAGAGAGAAGTTCTTGCAAATTGTTTAACCGAAATACAAAACTATTTTGATATAGATAATTGGACATTTAATAAACCAATAAACATTTCGGAAATAGAATTAATATTAGCAAACGTAGAAGGAGTAATGAGTGTACCATCTGTTAAAATTTCAAATCTATGTGGAGGTGATGGTAATTATTCGCCAAATAGATATAATATAGAGCAAGCAACAAAAGGAAAGATTGTCTACCCTTCCTTAGACCCTTGTATCTTCGAAATTAAATATCCAAACAAAGACATTAAAGGGAGGGCTTTATAATGCATATATTTTATACATCATCATATGACGCGAGTATATATCTCCAACAACCTGAACAAAACGCAGGTAGAGATGAGATATTAGAAGTAGGTAAACTTTATTATGGTTCTACTATGGATGTTGCTAGAACTTTAATAAAATTTAATGTTTCAAATTTAGAAACTGGCAGCGGATGGAAAGCTTATTTAAATCTTAAATCAGCCAATTCAGAAGAAATACCATTGGAATATACTATTTACGCAAATGCAATTTCTCAAAGTTGGAATATGGGAACTGGCACTAAATTTGATAATATAACATCGGATGGAGTTAGTTGGTATTATAAAAATGGAACTAATAAATGGATGGATTATGTGGCAATACCAAATTCATATGTAAGCGGTTCTGATACAGGTTCTATATCAAATGGAGGCGGTGGTACTTGGTACACCGCATCTATGGCATCTCAATCTTTTAGTAATGAACCGGATGATATTAGAATGGATGTTACTAATATTGTAAATTTATGGATTAGTAGTAGTTTGGGTAATAATGGATTTATAATTCACCACCATACATCTGCGTCTGTTGATTCAAATGATTATGGTGTTCTTAAATTCTTTTCAAAAGAAACCGATACAATATATCAACCAAAATTAGAAATAGTTTGGAACGATACATCTATTAATACGGGCAGTTTAGCACCAACAACGGGTTCAGCGCAAGATGGATATAAAGTGGTGTTAACCAATCTTAAAAATAAATATATTAAAGATAGTAAGATAAAAATAAGAATAAAAGGTAGAGATATGTATCCATTAAAATCATTTAGTAATACATTTGAATACGACCAAACTAAATATTTACCATCTACCACTTATTATCAATTAGAAGATTATGTAACATCAGAAGTAATATATCCATTTGGAATATATACACAATTAAGTTGTGATAGTACATCCAATTACTTTAATATGAATTTAAACACACTTCCAGCTAATAGAACATATAAATTAAAAATAAAAATAGTAGAAGGTGGTATATCAACTATTATTGATGATAAATTAATATTTGAAATAGTAGAATAATGACAGGATTAGAAGCAATTGCACAAAAATTAGAAGAAAAAAGACAATCCGATTTAGAAAACATATTATCTATATCGGGTTCACAAGCTATTGCTAAAAATGAATATGGAGTTACCATTGTTAATGAAAATAATGTAGCATCATCATTAGTATTTAAAGAACTAACAAAGCCAAAATACGATAATGATGAACTTATAAAAGCTATTGATTTAAATATCAAAGAATTAAAGCCTGATATTCCTAAACCAAATTTAGAATTAGTTCCTAAACCATTATACGATGAAGAAGTACTTCAGAATGAAGATTTAAGAAAGCAAGTAGCCGATTTAAACCTAGAAGTATCTAATTTAAATTCAACTATATCGGATTTAGAATCTCAAGTCCAATCTGAAATAAATAATAGATTATCAATTGAGCAAACGAATGATGCGTTAGTTAATCAATTAAATACATTGGTTCAAACTATTGATGATTTTGCTTTACAAATACAAAACTCATTACAAAAATCAGTAGAGGAAGGTATTCTTAGAGCATCATTACAATCTCAAAATACTGGGTTTAAAGCACAAATTCAGGCATTGATTAAACAAATTGACTCATTGAATTCAATTATAGAAGGTTTACAATCCCAATTGGGAGCAGTTCAAAATCAACAAGCCATTGTACAAGGTACACAGGCTCAAGCTATGGCAGCTGGAGCAGATGTAATAAATGATGTAGCAATTGTTAAATTAGAACCAAAAGAAGATGCAAACGCTTTAGATTTATGGGCTAGATTTAGTGCTAATGGTGATAACCAATGGAAAAATGGAAAAAAATTATCAATAACAAATAATGATAAACAACCAATAACAGTAGTAATTACAACAACCAATCCAAAAAATAGAGAATTTTATAAAATACCTACAAAGAGTTTTACAATTGATGCAGGGCAACAAAAGGATGTAGAATTTACATTAGATTCAAATGCAGTTGGTGATTTAGATTCTCGTAAAAAAGGAGGTTGGTTTAACGGAAAATCGCATTCTGCTGAATATAAAGATGGTTCTTTGAAAGTAACAATAACACGTTCTGATGGAACGGCTAAATCAAAAGAATACACCACAGGCTTTGGTAAATATCATCCAGATTCATACTAATAAAAATGAGCATTAAGAAATATACAAATATAGATAATATAAATAATAATTCAGAAAACGTTGGACAATTTTTGCAATCTGAAGATTTATTTATTGTAAATCAAAATCAAATAGAAGATACTGATTTTGGAGATTGTAGATATGATGTAATGGAGGTATCGGTGTATGATATTAATAATAATTTACTTCCCCATAAATCTGGCAAAAATGTTGCTTATATTAAAACGGGCGATATTAAAAACTATATGTACAACCTTACTAATAAGGGTGGGCAAAAAGAATTGGCAATTGATATTGAAAAATTATTAAATGATTTAGGATTTACAAATGGTATTCTTAAAGTTAATATCAACTTTGTTAGAAATAGAGTAGGTAGCGATAATGAATTGACTAAAGTTTGGATACATGAAATATCACCATCTAGAACAGAAATTAGAATATTACCATTAAAAACTAAAAATGATAATATTAATAATATTACTAACAAAGAATTTAAAAATATAAATAATTTAAATAAAGATTTTAAATATTATAAAAAAAATATATTAGATTCTTTGGAT